ATATCACTCAAGGAAATGACCGAGATAGAGAAGGACGGCCGTGCCCAGATGGTGCGTACCCGCTTCGAACTGAAATCGGTCATCGATGAAATAAAGAACTTCACCGGCAGCAAGGAACAGGAAAAGGCGAAGGTAGAGGAACTGAACCGCAAGTACGGGGAATCTTTCGGGTATTATAAAACACTTTCCGAATGGTATGATACCCTTATCCAAAAGAGCGAGGACTATGTACAGGTTCTGCTGCACCAGGCCAATGTCCAGAACCTTGTAAAAAAAGCTGCAGAAGCCGATGAAGAGGTGAATAAAATCAAGGCGCAGAAACCGGAAGAGGCGGAAAGCGCCATGGGCTTTTTCGGGAAATGGGGACAATATATCATGCAGTCAAGCATGGCAGAATCCGGGCAGTTCTATGACGCACAGGCTGCCATCAAGAAACATGATCAGGAAGCTTATGACATACTGTTGAAAAATGCCGAAAACAAACGCGACGGTTATCTGAAAAAAGCGGAGGAAGAGGTAAGGAAAGCCGCAGAAGCAGCCAAAAAAGGAAATATCGGCGGACATACCGACCCCGAACAGTCCGGGAAGAATCCGGAAGCGGAAGCCAAGCAACGGCTTGCCACAGAGCGCAGGCTGGCGCAGGATCTTGCCGCCCTGCAGGCCGAGAACCGGAAGGAAGAGATAGACCGTATGCAAGCCGGTACCGAAAAGAAACTGGCACAAATCGAATATGACTATAACGCCCGGAAAGAAGAGATAAACCGGCAGGAAGCCGACTGGAAGCGTGAGAACAAGGAAGCCGGTCTTTCCACCGGAGATAACGGACTTACCCGGGAGCAACAGGATGAACTTGAAAAAGCCCGTGCCTCAAACACCGCGTCCCGGAAAAAAGCGGAGGCGGACGTGTACAGGGAAGAGGCGGAAGCCATGCGTGACTATCTGAAGGAATACGGGACCTTCCAGCAGCAGAAACTGGCCATCGCTGAGGAATATGCGGAGAAAATCCGCAAGGCACAGTCCCAGGGCGAAAGGCTGACTTTGGAGAAGCAGCGTGATGCGGCTGTGCACAAAGTGGACATGGAAGCCCTTACCCAGAAGATAGACTGGGGAGCAGCGTTCGGGGATTTGACCGGTCTGCTTGCAGACCAGATGAAGAACCTGCTTGGCGAGCTTAAACAGTATGTCAAGACGGATGAGTTCAAAAAAACGGGAGCCGCAGACCAGCAGGTCGTTTACGATGCCATCGAACGTATTCAAAGCATGCTCCCCGGTGGCAACGGGACATTGGATTTTGCCCGGCTGCAAACGCAGATGCACGCTTTGGGGGATGCCGTAACACGCGTGCAAAATGCGGAACTGCAGCAGGAAGCGGCATTCATTCGGTTAAAAGCAGCGCAGACCGATTACAACAAGGCTCTTGAAAGCGGTAACCAGGCAGAAATAGAACGTACTAAAATCGCTCTTCAAATGGCCCAATCGTCCAGCATTTCAGCTGACGAAGAATACCTGAACGCCACCTCTGAAATGAAGGCGCTTGCCGGGGAGGTGAAAAGTGCCTCCCAGGACACGGTTGACGGGTTGAACATGGTATCCGACGGGTTGCACGGCTTTGCGAGCGGAACCTTGCAGGGAGCATTTGAAGGAATCCAGAACATGCTTACCGGTCTTTCAAAACTGAATATCGGAGGCAAGGTCGGTGATGCCATCAGTCAGATGTCCGAGACCCTGTCAAGTGCCGGAGTCATCGGGCAGATCATATCGGCTATTCTCTCCATACTGGATTTGCTGAAAGACGGTATTGGCCCGATTATCTCATCATTGATAGACACCATTTTCAATGCGATAACCGGAATACTCGACAATATCCTCAGCGGAGACCTGTTCAAACAGATAGGCGGTTCCCTTGTGAAAGGTATCGGAGGACTGCTGAACACGGTGTCTTTCGGAGGTTTCAACAAACTGTTCGGCATCGGCGGGAACGCCAAGGAAGTGCAGGCGGCTATAGACCGTCTTACAGACCGGAACGAGAAACTGCAGACTTCCATCGAAGACCTGACCGATACCATCAAGGCAAGCAAGGGGACAAAATCGGTGGAAGCTTACCGGGATGCTTACAAATACCAGAAAGAAACGAATGCAAACTATCTGCAGATAGCAAAGGAACAGGCCCGATACAGCGGAAGTCACCACAGCTGGAACTACTACTGGGGTGGTTTCAACCAGGCACAGATAGACAAACTGAGCGGGCAGATTGGCCGCCAGTGGGACGGGAACCTGTGGAGACTGAGTCCGGAGGAGATGAAGGCACTGCGTTCGAATGTGGACATGTGGACGCAAATCCAGAACACCGGCAAGGGCGGCTATGGCGGGCGACTGACCGAGAAACTGGATGACTACATAGACCAGGCCGGCAAGCTGGAGGAACTGACCGACCAGCTGTATGAAGGGCTGACGGGCATTTCGTTCGACGGTATGTACAGCAGCTTCATCGACAATCTGATGAACATGAAGTACGGTGCCAAGGATGCGGCGGAGGATATATCCGAGTACTTCATGCGGGCGATGCTGAGCAACAAGATCGGTGAGATGTACAGCGACAAACTGAAAGGCTGGTGGGAGAAGTTCGGCAAGGCCATGGAGGACAACGAACTGACTGAGGCGGAACGGAACGCGCTGATGGAAGAGTACATGCAGTATATGGATGAAGCCCTTGCCCTGCGTGACAACCTGGCGGCAGCCACCGGTTATGACAAGACGCAGCAGGGCGGTACGAGCCAAAGTGCGAAAGCGGGCGGCTTTACGGCCATGACGCAGGACCAGGGGACGAAGCTGGAGGGCATGTTCACCAGCGGGCTGCAGCACTGGAGCAGCATGGACGACCGGCTGGAAAGCGTGGTGGAGAAGATGGACACGGCTGAAGGGCATCTGGCCCGGATAGCCGAGAACACCGGTGTGAGCGCCGGACACCTGGGCGAACTGAAGGAAGTGATAAAGAAAATGATACGTGACGGACTAAAAGTGAAGTGATATGGGCAATATACTGAGCGGACTGGTGCTGGTGAACGGCACGGACATCTGGACGGAATACGGCGTGTTCCTGGTGGAAGACCGGCGCGGGGGCATGGAGAACCTGACGGCCATCCTGACCCCGAGCAAGGCCAAGAAGGATACCGCCGTGTCCATCCGGGAAGAGCACGGGGAGAAATACAGCGCCGTGCTCACCCCACGGAATGAAGCGCGGGACGTGACGCTGCACTTTGCCCTTTACAGTAAGACCAAGGCAGGCTGGATGAAACAGTACTTTGCCTTTGTGAATTTTCTGAAACAAGGGAAGGACGGCTGGCTGGACATCCGTTTTCCCCAACTTGATCTGACACTGCGTGTGAAGTATGCCGACTGCACGAAGTTTACCCCGCTGACCTACCTGTGGACGGAAGGCGTGCATGCCAGCAAATTTAAGGTAAAGTTCCGGGAACCGAACCCGATTATATAACCATTCAAACGCTATTGGAATATGCTTCTAACGATATATGACAAAGCCGGAACCAAGCGTGCGGGCGTGGCTGTGAACGACAGCTCGACGCAAAGCAAGGAAGTGCAGGGAGAGAATGTGCTTTCCCTGTCGTTCAGCTATTATGCCTTCGTGCCCCTGGACGTGAACGACTACACGGACTATCTGGGTGAACGGTACTGGCTGACGGAACGCTACACGCCGAAGCAGGTGAGCGAGGGTGAATGGGAGTATAACCTGAAGCTGTACGGCATCGAGAGCCTTATCAAACGTTTCTTGGTGCTGGAGACCACCGACGGTGACACCAACCCCCTGTTCACGCTGACCGCCACGCCCCGTGACCATGTGGCGATGGTGGTGAAGGCCATCAATGACGGCATGGGTAACATTACCGACTGGAAGGTGGGGCAGGTGGACGGTACCGATCTTATCGTGATCGACTATGAGGGCATGTACTGCGACCAGGCTCTGAAGGAGATCGCCGGCAAGGTGGGAGGCAAGGCCGAATGGTGGGTCGAGGGGCAGACGGTGAACGTGTGCCGTTGCGAGCACGGCGAGGAGATCACGTTGGGATACGGCAAGGGGCTGATCTCCCTGGAGCGGGATACGAGCAATACGGAGAAGTTCTATACGCGCCTTTTCCCGATCGGGAGCAGCCGGAACATCGACGCGGAGAAATACGGCAGCCCCCGTCTGATGCTCCCCGGAAAAAAGAAGTACGTGGAGGTGGGCGTGGACGAGTACGGTATCTATGACCATTACGAGCAGGCCGCCTTCAGCGGTATCTATCCCCGGCGAGTGGGCACGGTAAGCAGTGTGCGCAGTGAGGAGGTAAAGGACGAGGAAGGGAAGACCTTTACCGTCTATTACTTCAAGGACGGAGGGCTGGATTTCGATCCTAACGATTACGAGCTGGCCGGTGAGACGAAACGCGTTTCCTTCCAGAGCGGCGACCTTTCCGGGCTGGGGGAGGGGGACGACCATTATTTCGAGGTGAACTTCGACAGCGCCACCCGTGAGTTCGAGATCATCACGATCTGGCCTTATGGCGACGACACGCAGCTTCCGGGCGGCAAGCTCGTTCCGAAGGCAGGGGATACCTATATCCTTTGGAACGTCCGGATGCCGGATGAATATTACCGTCTGGCAGAGGAGGAATTCCGGAAAGCCGTCGATGACTATAACAAGGAATATTGGCTGGACATCGCCTCTTACAAGGCTCCGACCGATCACGTATGGATCGAGGAGCAGGGAGTCGATTTGTTTGTCGGCCGGCGTGTGCGCTTGGAGAGTGCCGAGTATTTCCCCAAGGACGGCTACCGCAGGAGCCGCATTACGAAGATCACCCGTAAGGTAAACCTTCCCGGGGAGATGGACCTGGAGATCAGTGACGCCCTGCAGGTGTCCAAGTTTGACAGGGTGAACGACAGCATCGTGGAACTGAAAAGTTATACGAAGGATAAGGTCGGTAGCGCGGCCCTTCCCGATATTATCCGGAGCTTCGATAATACGCTGCCGACCGACAACAATCTTTACTCGGCAAAAAGAAGCCAAAGGGAATTCCTGAGTAAACGCCATCGGGATACCGCTGCCGAGGTGATCGGTTTTCTGAAAGGGGCTTATTTTGGGGATTACAAAGCCGGTGAATCCGGAGGCAATGTTGACAGCGACGGGAACGCCGAGTTTCTGACGGCGGTTATCCGTGAACTGCTCCGGAGCACCCGTTTCGTGGACGGCATGTTCGGTGAGGGCTGGCAGATATGGATAGATAAAATAACGGGACTCAGTAACCTTACGATAGATAAGGCGACCATCCGTCAGACACTGGTAGCCATGGAACTGTTGATCGAAAAGGTTCGCAGCGTGGGAGGGCAGCTGGTTGTATCCGCAGCCAACGGCAAGATCAAGACCGTGACCAGGGAGGGCAACAATTACCGTATCACCTTTGAGCAGGAGAACACGTTCGTGGCGCACGACCTGATGCGCTGTGCCGTTTTTACGGGAGCGGAGATTCGGGGTTACTGGGTGGAAGTGTCGGAAAGCGACACGGGAGGGATAACGGTACCCCAGAGGGAGTTTGGCGGGACGGAACCGAAGGCGGGTGATGAGTGCGTGTTGATGGGTAACACGGAAAACCCGCTCCGGCAGAACCTGATCAGCATATCGGCCACCGAGGACGGCCAGCCACGTGTTGACATACTGGATGGCGTGATGGCGAAAAACTTCAACGGCTGTTTGCGCTGCCGGGTGGGTAATCTTGACGGTATCAAGGACAGCGCTTTCCCGGCGAATAGCCAACCACACGGGAACGGTCTCTATGGCGACAACGTATATTTGAAAGGTACGTTCGTCCTCATGACCGGCGAGGATATCCTGACGAGGTTTGAGATCACGGAGGGTAAGATACAATCAGCCGTGGAGGGTCTGCGCGACGAGGTGAGGGAGGAGCAGAGCTTTTTCGATAACACCACGTTTACCGAGGGGATGAGTAAATGGATAAGCGGGTACAAGGCCGCGTTCCTGACTTTCGGCGGCAAGTGGATTCTTGCCGGTAATAAACTGTTAGCATCGAGTGAGAACGGCAACGTGGAGGTCGTAAAGACCGGCAAGGTTCCTTACGTCAGGATAACGAACAGTTATATCATGCAGAAGAACGGGGATTTCCGCACGATCCCCGATTTTAGGGAGGTGAACGGGGAGGGGCTTTTTATTCCGGGCTACGTATATCTGTCCTTCCATTACAAGGTGGTCGAGGCCGGTCATCTTCGTGTCGAGTTTGTGAACGGGGATAAGACAGGGTTCGAGAACTTCAACATGTTCGTTTATGACGGCGATTTGCCGGTCGGCGGGGAAAAGGTGTTCAACCATTCCGGGCTTTGGAACGGGACTGGCGACTTCAAGCTGTCGTTCACGGGTGTCATCCAAGTGTCCTTGTTGATATTCTCGACAGACCGGACGGATGCCCTGGCGTACAAGTATGCCACGTTCTTCGACCAGTCGGAGAAGATGATCCGAATCGCGGCGGCGAATTTCGATAAGGACGGCAATGTGCTGGAGGCATCCTCCATCATCACGACGGCCAAATACAACAGGCTGATTTCCGTGTATTTTGATGAGAACGGGGAATTGCGGAATAAATCCGGATTGGTGACTACCGCCAATTTTTCCAAGCTGTTCGCCGAGGGGGTTACAAGCAACGGACTCGTGAAGAAGGCGGAACTGAACGTCTATGTCACCAAGGATGAGTTCGGCGATCTTGTTTCCGGTGTCACCATTAAAGCCGACCAAATCAAACTGGAGGGGCTTGTTACGGCTAACAGCTATTTCAAGGTCCTCACGGATGGGAGTATCGAGACCCGGAACGCGAACATCAGCGGTACAGTCAAGGCGAGCGGCGGTAAGATCGGCGGCTTTACCATCGATTCCGGCCGTTTGTATTGGAAGAGCCGCGATTATTTCGGAAACGATTCCCGGAGTTTGAAACTGGGAGTCTCGAGTTCCTCGATGGAGGGGATCGTGGACGTGGCCTTCAATGGCGCTACCAGTGGTCGGTTTGGCGTAAAATCAGTCGGGGCGACATCCGGTGGGGCCGCTATATACGCATCGACAGGCTCCTTAACCTACCCGGCCGGCAGTATGGCCTATGCCGGGTTCTTTGTGGGTCCGGTAGATGTAAGGGATACCGGTAACGGATTGACAAGTGATGTTTGCGCGTCGAAAGGGTTCCGGTACATCCAGAGCCGTAATTCCGACGGTACATACGTGTATAACGAGGGAGTGAACTGGGGTGGTGGCATGTCGGAAAACCCCGACCTTGACAAGATACGCCTTATCGTGAGGGGAGGTATCATCGTAGGATATAACAAAGAATAAACATTTAAAACCAAGAGATATGAAAGTTGACTTAAACAGTAGATTCAGGGGATTTGACGGGAACGAGCTTGGTGGCGACAACATCGCCACCGCCGTGGCGGAAGCCCTGTTCAATTATGGAAAAGACAAACCGGTAGGCCGTGATGAGAAGTTCAGGGCTTACGTCCTGTGCCAGCGTATTATCCAAGGCGGCGGAATTCTGGAGATAACCACCGAGGAGGGCACGCTCATCAAGGAGGTGTGCGGGGAGTGCCTGACTGCCGGCGGTTACGGTCAGGTTTATGAACTTATAGAGGGAGGGGTTTGATATGGCACTGACAGAATCGGATATCGCCCAGGTTTTGGAGGCGGTCAAGGCGGAATCGAAGAGTGTAGAGTCTTTGGAAACCGTGGGTTCGTTGAGCGGGGTCAAATCCCTGCCGGGACAGAAAGGTGACAAGCTGGTGAACGTCCCGATCACCTTACTGAGCAAGCCGGCCGATGACGCGGCGGCAAGAGCCATCGCGGCTGCCGAAAGGGTGGAGGAACTGGCCCCGGAAATGGAAGCGGCCACCCGGGAGACAAAGAAGGCCATTCAGACGGCGGGCGAATCGGCGGCAAAGGCGGAGGCGGCCGCGAAGAAGGCCGAGGATGCGATAGCCCAAGGCTACAAACATAAGGAGATGAGTGAGGAGGAGTTTGAAAGTCTCCCGGAAAAGGACGGCAAGACCATTTACCTGATTTACGAGGAGGAATAGGTATGATAAGTGTTGGAAACAAAGAGGTGACGGCCATCCGTGTAGGCGAACGGGTGGTGGCGACGGTCTATATAGGGGCCAGGCTGGTTTGGCAAGCCATCCGGAGCTGTTTCGGCGCGGGCTTTTGGCGCGGTGACAAACCCTGGAGCCGAACGGATGGCTGGAAACGGATGAAATAACTTTTAAAGAATAACGATATGGCGAAAAAAGTGTATGACGAGGACGGTCTGGATATGCAGAAGACCGATTGGTCCGGTGACGAATCCACGGGTAATCTTCCTGTGAGCGGCCGGTTGGTGGAGAACTATATCAAAAGTATTGATGACAAAGCCACCCCTACGGAGGAGCTGGCCGCCGGTGAGACGAAAGCCCCCACGAGTGGCGCGGTGTTCGCCTCGCTGGTGGGCACCGTGACGAATATCGACGTGACGGACAGCGAGGACGGCACTCAGTACGTGATGACAGTCACGCAGAAGGATGGCGAAGGCGGGGAAAGCGACAGGGAGGTGCGCTTTTCCAAGTATAGCGACGACGACAAGGTGGTGGTGAATATAGACCTGACCGATGCTTCGGGTTCCTCCTTGCCCGCTTCCCAGTATTTGTCGTTGGGTACCGGTTTCGTGGTGAGATATGCCGTTGGCGTGGGCACGGCCGGTGGCGGCGAGGTGAGTGGCTACAGCGACCTGAAGGCCAAGGTGGTCGTAAAACGTGGCTCCACGGTCCTTTCGGAATTCCAGGATGCGGAGTTTGTCGGCGTTACGGCCGGTCAGAGCTATACTTTTGACGCGTCGCCTTACCTGAAGGATGCCACGACCTACACCGTGCAGGTGGAGGCGCAGGCCGGTTATGATGGCGGTACGCTGATGAAAACCGCTACCGCCAGGGTGACGATGGTGGCTATGGAACTAAGTACCACTTATTCGGTTGGGAACGGACTGGCTGACGGGGGATACCGGAACGACGTGAACATCCCATTTACAGCTAAGGGAACGAGTGGCGAGAAGAACATCTACTACCGCGTGAACGGCGGACAGGCTTTTACCCTCGGTCTTTCTGCCGGCAGCGGGGTGCAGCAGAAGAACGTGACCATCCCCCTGACGCAGATGCAGGAAGGTACGAACGTGGTGGAAGCCTACGCACAGCATGAGAACTCCGGTGTGGTGAGCCAGGTGCATTACATTACGCTGCTGAAGGCAGGCGGCGGTGTGACGGCCTATGCCGGCATGATGTTCAGCCACCGCGCGGCAGGGTTCCAGCGAGAATGGAAACGCCCGGTGCTGGAGGCAGAGCAGTTCACGGCATGGAGCTTTTCGTATGCCGGCTATGACTGCGATGCGTACACGGCCCGCGTGAAAGTGACCAATCAGGGCAGTGTGGTGAAGGAAGACCTGCTGCAGCGTGGTGAGACCGGCAGCTACGGGCGGACCAACGTAAATGTGGAACCGCTGGACTACCGCGTGTCGTGCGGTGATGCCGTGCTTGAGGTGAAGGTGAACACCGCATCGCACCCCGACATTGAAGCCACGTTGGCACCGGATGCGGTGTGTACGTTTAATGCTTTCGGCCGAAGCAACACGGAAAACAACCCGGCAAGCTGGGTGAGCGGTGACAAGCGGATGGAGTTTCGGGACGTGCTGTGGAGCGTGAACGAATACGGTGCAGGAAGCGGCTGGCACAAGGACCGACTGTTGCTGGCCGGCGGTGCAGGCATGACCCTGACTGCCGATGGCGGGTACCGCCCCTTCAACGAAGCGGACAAGCCGGAGGGATTTGCCATCCGTGATGTGGGCATGACGCTGGAGATAGAATACAGCACGGCCAACGTGACGGACACGAACGCGGAACTGATTACCTGCCTGGGACAGCTGGACAACGGCAACCGGTACGGGCTGATTGTGACTCCGGAAGAGGCCAAGTTCCTGACCGGTGTGGTGACCGAGGCGATGGATGCCGGACAGGTGCTGCGCTATGAGGACTCGGTGGGTACGAAGTTCCAGCCGGGCACGAACATCCGCATTACCTACGTGTTCTACCCGAACGTGCAGACGAACGAACAGCGCACGTTGATCGGCTTCTATGTGAACGGTGAGGAAAGTGCCGCCTCGAAGTGGCTGGACAAGGTGAACTTCGACATCCGGAGCCAGCTGGAGTTTAAATCGGAGGGGGCTGACCTGAACGTGAAGAGCGTGCGCATCTATAACAAGGCGCTGACCTCGGACGAGGTGCTTAACAACTACATCGTGGACCGCAACCATCTGGAGGATGCCGACGGGGAACCGGGCGTGCGCTCACTGGATGAGGACAACCGCGTGCTGAATGAGGGGGACACGGTGAGCATGGAGAAGCTGATGGGACTGATGAAGAAGCGGCGGAACTCGATCCTGGTACTGATAGGCACGGGCAGCGTGGGCAGTGAGGTGCCAAGCGAGAGCGACACGCTGAACGTGATGGACGCGCTGGCCCAGCTGAACAACAAGAAGGCCAACAAGCTGTGCCGGGAAGTTAGATTCTACAACGGTGAGAACCGGGCGCTGGACTGGATAGCCCGTGACATTTATCTGCGTATCCAGGGTACCAGTTCGGTGAACTATGCCCGCAAGAACCTGCGCTTCTATTTCCAGAAGACAGCCAGTGGCTACACGGCACGGATGAGCTACGGCGAGATAGACGGTAACGGGCAGCAGAGCAACCCGACAGCTACGGAGGGTAAGAAGAACCTGTTCCGACTGCGGGACAACTCGGTGGGGGCAAAACTCGCCTGTGCGAAGTGTGACTTTTCCGACTCCTCCATGACGACCAACACGGGCGGTGCGAAGTTCATCAACGACGGCATGAAGGAGATGGGTATCCTGACCCCTGCCCAGCAATATGCAGCCGACCATAGCGATACGTGCGGGCAGGATATACGCTCGGCCATTGACGGCTTGCCCTGTGACCTGTTTGTGGCCAGGAGCGTGGATGAGGATCTGACCTATTACGGCCAGTACAACATGAACAACGAGAAGAGCGACAGCTACCCGATATTCGGCCAGGACAAGACTATCGGCGGCGAGCAGTGGGGAACCGGTGACACCCTGAACTACCTGCAGGCAAACGGCGACCGGCCGAAGGAATACCTGCCCATCTGCATCGAGACGCTGAACAACTCGAACGACCTGTGCCTGTTCCGATGGCTGCCGTCCACGGAGCCCGACCATACGGACTTCATGGATTTCAACTTTGACGGCGGTTTCGAGTTCAACCACCCGAAAGACGTGTTCTGGAACGACGGCGGTGGCGATGCCGAAGAAGAACCGAACATCAAGGAACACTTGGGCACCGGTGACAAATATGACAAGATGTACAAGGCCCTGGACCGCATGATGGGCTTCCTGTACAGATGCGTGAAGGAAACGCCTGCCGGCAAGAATCTGGCCTATAACAGGGAGTCGCACACGTTTGACGGGGTGGACTATGAGGATGACGGCAACAGGTTCCCGACCGCGAAATGGGTGAGCCCGACCTTCAGGAAGGAAGCCGGGAAGTATTTCAACCTGCCCAACCTGGCTGCCTACTACCTGTATGTACAGTTCAACCTGGGCGTGGACCAGCTGGCTAAAAACATGCTGGTGCGGACGTGGGACGGTGTGATGTGGTGGATAACCTATTACGACGGGGACTGCCAGCTGGGTTCGGACAACAAGTCGTTCCTGACCGGGAAGTATGACGACAACCGGCAGACGAAGCGTGACGGTGCCTATGTGATGCAGGGGCACAACAGCTGGCTGTGGAACCTGATACTGGGCAATATGGGCAATCTGCTGGAGGAAGTGATGACCAGGGGCGTGAACGGCGGTACGAGCTTTATGAGTGCTTTTTCCATTCAGAAAGCCGTTGACCATTTTGACACCGAACAGATGAAGAAGTGGTGCTCGCGCCTGTACAACAAGTCCGGTATCTTCAAATACATCTACCCGTTCCTGAACGAAATGCCGGTGGGTGCGGACGGCGCGAAACAGACCTATCCGCAGATCTACGGTCTGAAGGGTTCGTTGAAAGCGCACCGGAACTACTTCATCCAGCGCCGGTACGACCTGAAGCAGGTGGAGTACGGCTATGTATCTACGCTGGGTGCCCAGTTCTACCAGAGTACGGCATCGCTGGACAAGGCTTATAAGCTGAAACCGATGCAGTACCGGCTGACCATCCCGTACCGTGTGCAGTTATCTACCAGTAACGGCGTACAGGCTGACAGCGGTGTGGTGGATGCGGACGTGCTCCATTCCCTGCAGCTGATCCGTGCCTTCGGCGAGAACGACCCGCTGAAGATAGTGGGCGCAGCCAAAATAAAGGAACTGGTATGGCATGAGGATGCGTTCGCCATCGGCTTCAACTTTGGTCTGCTGACCTCACTGGTAAAACTGGATATGAGCGTGGAGAAAGCCAGCGGGTACCGGAACGGCTCGTTCATGGCCTCGACGAACGGGATGCTGCTCCTGGAAGAAGTGAACATGCGCAATAACCTGCTGGCCCGGAACGGGGACAACGGAAACGTGGCCACCCTGGATTTGAGCCGGCAGGGGCGTCTGAAGAAACTGGACGTAAGAGGTACGGGGCTGACCCGGGTGAAACTGGCCACCGGTGCGCCCGTTGTGCAGTTATGCCTGCCGGACACGATTGAGGAACTGTTTCTGGAATATCTGACCAAGCTGCAGGACAGCGGGCTGGTGCTGGAAGGCATCAACAACGTACGCGGCTACCGCTATACCAACTGCCCCGGCATCGACGGGTTCGCTATGCTGGAACGCCTGCATCAGGCCAGACTGAACGGCAGCGGCAAGCTGGAGCGCTTTGTGCTGGAGATAGACCGGGAAGACGACGGAACCCTGCTGAAGAAGTATTTCGATTACGGGACGTACACGCAGACGGGTGCGGTGGATGACCGGCATTCGGGCCTTCGCGGTAAGCTGACCCTGACGAAGTATCTGGCCGATGAGGAACTGGAGAAGTATGCCGCCCGTTATCCGGAACTGACCATCAAGCAGCCGCCCTATACGATGATTGAGTTTGACGACAGTGTGGCCGACGATGCCAATGTTTCGAACCTGGACAACAAGACGGGGTACAAATTCGGCAATACGTACAAAATGAGCGGGCATGTGAATGCCATCCTGTCCAAGCGCCACCGCGTATTGGCCAAGGTGACCAGGATGCCCACGAGCCGGAAGGTGGAGATAGCCGGGCAGCAGGTGGAAGTGAACAACCCGGACGGGGAGATGACCTATTTCCCCCTGCATGACGAAAGCTCGAACTTCTATGCCGATGCGGAGGATATGAACGATTGCACGGTGGCGAAGCTGGACGGCAGCGAGGGAGACTGGATGATGTATGAGCCGTTTTACTGGAGCAAAGGCATCAACGATTATTTGAACAACAAGAAGTACGCCTGCTACAGCAGTTATCCGGAGGACGAAATGCCCCCGATTCCGGACGCGACGGTACTGACACTGGATGCCATCAAGGAGATACAGGGCGGCTGGCTGGGTGAACGCAAGATCATGAGCGGCAAGCCCACGCTGATGGAATCCTATACGACGGACAAGGCTTATTCCGTGTGCAAAGTGGACGTGTCGGGTTACAGACGTGTCCGCTTCCCGAGCGTTCCAGGAACAGGGCTTATCGGCAGTGTGTTTGCTGATGCGGAGGGAAACATCCTGAAGAGTATTGTGGTGCCGACCATCGGCTTGAAATTTGAAGCCGGCATGTATCTGATAGCAGACGTTCCGGAACGTGCTACAGCCCTGCATTTCTCCATTCTGAACACGGCAGAGTTTGACTGCGTGGTGCTGAGCAACAGCGACAAGATAGAGGACATGGAACCGGATTGGGTGGCCAATGAGGAACATCTGTGTGCCGTTGTGGGCAGTTCTGTAGTGGGCAGCAAGTTGCGTGCCTGCATAACCGGAGCTTCGACCACGGCAAGCATGACATGGACGGACTTCCACTATTACAGCCAGCAGCGTGGCATGCAGCAGATAGATGCCCTGATGCACAGCCGCATCGCGAACCTGAGCTATGCAAAGTACGGGCGTAGGGACATGCAGGAACAATGCGGTGCCGGTCAGCATAACAATAACCGGACAACGGGTGGAACGGCCGACCATGGAATGACAGATACCATCGGCTATGACGAAGCGTATGTCATCAACAACAAAATCACGAATTCGCTGATTGACGGCCTGGTGCATCAGTATGCCTGGTATAAGAGCCGGGACGAATACGGACAGGCGACCGTGGTGCAGGTGAACAATATCTGCTGCCTGGGCTACGAGGACATCTACGGCAACAAGTATGACATGATGGACGGCGTGGATCTGCCGAATGACAGCGGCAACCAGGGCAAATGGCGCATTTGGATGCCTGACGGCAGTATCCGTATGGTACAGGGCAAGAAGGACAGCGGTCAGTGGATTACAGGCGTGGCGCACGGCAAGTATATGGACATGGTTCCGGTAGGTAATTTGAACGGATCATCTTCCACCTACTATACCGACATGTACTGGATAAGCACCGCTACAGTCCGTGTGGTCTATCGCGGGTACGG